CCACCCGCGAGGGCGTGTTTGCCGGCGGCGACGCCATCCAGGCGCCCGCCGATTCTAAAGCGCTGGAAATTCTGGTCGGAATTGGATATGTGATCCAGCGTCCCGACATCGAAGAGGTGCAGCAGCCCGCCGTTCAGGCGGATGCAGCCAGCGAAGTTGTCACCGGCAATCTTAGCCGAAGCGACCTGGAAGCAATGACCAAAGCCAACCTTCAGAAGCTGGCCGCAGACCTCGGCATTGATGCCGCAGCAGATCTGAGCAAAGCAAAGCTCATTGACGCTATCGCCGCCGTCGAGGTCAGCGTCCCCATTCAGGAAAGCGAGTAAGAACCATGGAGCTGACATTCAAAAGCGCCATTGAACAGGACAGCAAAGAAGTCTTTCTGAACACCCTAGAGTTTGCGGACAGCCACACAATAAACGGGAATAAAATGCCCGCTATTGTTGACGACAACGAACTGTTAGAGCGAGATAAGGCACATCTGCTCAATGCGGATATTTCCGGGCTTTACTATTCAAGGCGGCTTTTGTATGTCGCCGCTTCCGATTTTGGCAGCCGACCGGCCCCGGATTCTTTTTTGCAGCTTGATTCCGTCATGTATCGCGTCAAGTCCGCGACCAAGGAAGCCGGAATTTATGCTATTGAAATCGAGGCGGTGAGAGCATGAGCGACGAACCGTTTGTAGTCGTTGACGTTGACGAAGGGTTAGAAAGAATTTTGCACAGTCTGCAAAAACTCCCAGATCAACTGGCAGCGCCGCAGGCTCTACAAAAAGCGCTTAACACCACGGCCCGGAAGGCGCGGACCCGCCTGATCAAAGAAGCCGGGAAACGGTACGCCCTCAGCAAGCCGGAGGTTCTAAAAACCGAAAGCAAAGTCGAGAACAACGCCAGCGATACCTCCGCCACGATCATTTCAAAAGGCTCCATGCGTGACATCATGGACTTTTTGACGCAGCCCAACAGCGACACCGCAGCAGCAGCGGCCCAAGTTTTGAACAGTAGTTCCATGAGTCCGCTGGAAAGTAACGGCATGAAAGCCTTTGTTACTCGGTTTGCAAGTGGACACACCGCCATTGTACAGCGTCAAGCTGGCAAACAGTACACCTCCGCCGGAGCATCCGCCCGTGCAGAGAAGTACGGCCGTGGCGTCGATATGACGAAGATCAAAAAGCTTCTTTCCCCTGCCGTCCCCCAAATGTTGGGAAATGCGGAAGGCGTGGAAGCGGCGCAGGCGCTGGTGATTGAGCTATTGGATAAGGAGCTTGACAAGCAAATTGAAAAGGCTCTTGAGTAGGAGGCTACATGTCGGAAATCACTTTGGAAGATGAACTGGTGGCAGAGCTTCAAACCCTTTTTGAAGGGATGCAGCTTCAAACCCCGGACGGGAAGCTGGCGCAGGTTCAAGTGTTCAAGTACGATCTTCCCGCCTTCCTTGCAGGGCAGACGCCGGTGCAGGAGCCGTTCATAGCAGTCTGCCCCACAACCGGCCAGATTTCCGAACAAGGAGCCTCGCCCGAAACGGACATAGGCCTCGGCATTCGGGTATATAACCCCGCGCCTGAACACACCGGAAACGATGATCTTATGAGCATCATTCGGAAAATTTGCTTGCGCTTTGCATCTAACCCTTATATTGGCAAGAAACACGAATGCAAATACCCTATTAAATGGACCCTGAGCGATACGTCCAGACATCCATACTACATCGGTGCGGTCGCCTTTAAGGCCGAAACCGCGCAACCGATTTATCAGGAGGTGCCTTCTATCAATGGCGAATGCTAACAATTCCCTGGTCTATATCGGCCCGACCATTCCCGGCGTTGCCTACAATGGCACGGCATACCTCAACGGCCTGCCGCCCGCATTTGAGGATGCAATCCGGGAAACCCCCATGCTTCGGCAGCTTCTGGTTACGCCCGGCGCCCGCCCGGATGCACAGGCGCAGATCTCCCAGCAGAGTGGCCGCTTCTATTCGATCTACAAGGCCGTGCAGACCAAGCTCGGCCAGAAGGGAGTGAAATAAATGCCTTTCTATCATGGCGCATATTCTAGCGAAAAAAGCACCTCGCTGGTTAGCCCCGTAACCAGCAGCGCTGGCCTTCAGGTGTATGTCGGCACGGCCCCCATCTACCTGACCAATGACCCCGCTGCCACGGTCGGGAAGCCCATCGTTTGCTATGACTTCGCCGCCTGCCAGCAGCAGCTGGGCTATTCGGACGATTTCAAGAACTTCACCCTTTGCGAAGCAATGGACGTCAACTTCCGCGTTTTCAATAATGCGCCGGTGGTGTTCATCAATGTTCTGGACCCGAACAACAGCAAGCACGTCAAGAAGAACACGGAGGAAAGCCTGACACTTTCGGAAGATGGTGTGGCGACCTATTCCAAGAAATACGTTCTCCTTGACAAGCTGACCGTCAAGGCCAACAGCAAAGAGCTGGTACTGGGCACGGACTACATCACCGAGTTTACCGAGGGCGGAACGCTGCGTATTACGCTGCTGATCCAGACCCCCACGGATAAAACCATCAAGGTTTCCAGCACCTCCCTGGACCCGGAGAACGTGAGCGTGACGGATATTGTCGGCGGCTACAACAGCCAGACCGGCGCAGAAACCGGCGTCGAGCTGATCCGCCGCATTTTCCCGCTCTACGGCCTGGTCCCCGGCAGCCTGCTGGCTCCCGGCTGGGCTTCCAACGCCACCGTGGCCGCAGCGCTGACCGCAAAGACCAGCGCATTGAATGGCAACTTCAAATGTATGTCCATCGTGGATATTGCAGCGGATGCCAACGGCGCCACCGTCTATACCGATTGCAAAACGGCCAAGACCAACCTCGGAGCGACCGACATTCGCACCATTGTTCTCTGGCCTATGGCCCAGATTGGCACGAAGAAATATCACCTTTCGACCATCTGCGGCGCCCTTCTGGCCAGCACTGACGCAGAGCATGGTGATGTGCCCTATGATTCCCCCTCGAACCTGGCTGCAAAAATCACCGGCACCATTCTGGCGGATGGAACCCCGGTGCTGCTGGATCAGCAGCAGGCCAACGACATTCTGAACGCACAGGGCATTACTACCGCCATCAATTCCATCAACGGTTATGTGCTGTGGGGCAACTGCACCGCAGCTTATCCCGGCAACACCGACCCGAAAGATTATTGGATCAACTGCCGCCGCATGTTCAACTGGGACGCCAACAATTTTATTTTGACGTACTTTCAGCACGTTGACCGCAATTACAGCCGCCAGCTGGTCCGCACCATCGTGGATAGTAAAAACATGACCGGCAACGGATATGTGGCAAAAGATTACATGGCCGCCTATAAATGCACCTTCCTGGACAGCGAGAACACGGAAACCGATATTATTTCCGGCCATCTTACTACGCATACCTACCTGGCGCCTTACGTCCCCGCGCAGTACATCGAGAACATCGACGAGTTCGACGTGGAGGCGCTGAACGCAGCCCTGAAAGGAGAGTGACCCTGAGTGAAAGTAGTTCCTACTAAGCTGACCAAGTACAACGTGTACGACGGCTTCACCCGCCTGGTCGGCATTGGCGACGAGGTAACGCTCCCCGATTTCGAGCCGCTCTCGGATACCGTATCCGGCGCAGCATTCCTGGGTGAATTTGACGATCCCACCGTTGGTGCCTTTGGCAATATGAAAATGGATATTCCCTTCAATGCCCTCACCAGCGAAGCCCTGAACATGTTGGACATGTTGAAGGTAAAGACCATCACACTGGCAGGCGTTGCCCAGTGCCTGGACGTGGAAGGAAACATTGTTTTCCTTCCGACCCGCGTCGTGATCCGTGGCCGTGGCGGTACGCTGAAAGGCGGATTGTTCAAGGCGGGCAGCGGCACCGGAACCAGCGCCTCCGTCACCATTTTGGCTATCACCATCGTGGTGAATGGCGAAACCGCAGTCGAACTGGACAAGGTAAATCCCACCTATAAGCTCTGGGGTGTGGATCAGCTCGCCTATATCAAAGCGAATTGTTAAGGAGGTTTTCTCATGAACGCACACATTTCTTCCGTCCAGGAAGCGCCGAAGCCTACCGCTGCTTATGAGGACCCCGCCTTGTATGGTGGCCTGGATGAACCGTCTCCTGCCGTTCCGTTCCCGGATGCAGATGCAGAAGCCGAGGACGAAGACCCGCTCGTTTTGGAGCTGACCGCCCCCTATACTTTCGGCGGCGCTACCTATGACAAGCTGGACCTTCACGGCCTGGAAGGCCTGAAGGCGGGCGACCTGAAGCGCACCGCAAAGCTGTACATGAAGCTGCACCCGGCAGCAAACCCGGCCACGCTGGAAAGCAATTTGGAGTATACGTTCCTGATTGCCTCCCGTGTTCTGGCACAGCCGCTGGAATTTTTCGACGACCTCCCGGCGCGTGACGCCATTGCGCTGAAAACCTCCATCGTGGGTTTTTTGTACGGCGCGGATGGTACGGACTAACCCCCGAAGGGATCACAAAACTTTGCATCAGCCTTTCTGTGGCCCTGAGTTCCGACATTAAGAACCTGGAAAGTTCGCCGATTGACGAACTGGCCGACATGGCGAAGGTCTATAACGAATACATGGCGGAGGTGAAGGCGCAGAGTGGCCAAAAGCAGTAAGACCTATGAGCTCATGCTCAAAATTGGAGCCAAACAGGACAGCTCCCTGAAAAAGGCCTGCGCTGACGCTGACAAGAACCTGGCAAAGCTCAATAAGAGCGCGAAGGCTGTCGGCAAGGTCGCCATTGCCGCCACCGGTGCAGCAGCTGTCGCCGTCGCCACGGCGGGCGTTGCGGCCGTGAAATCCGGTATTGACTACCAAAAGCAGCTGGCGAATGTTTCCACCCTGCTGACCGGAACCGAAGCGGAAATTTCAGCGAGAACGGCGGAAATCGGGAAGGATGTTCTAAAGGTATCCAACGACACCGGCGTTGAAACGGCAAACCTGACTGACGGTATGTATCAGGTCATTTCCGCATTCGGTGACAGCGCCGACGCTATGAGCATCCTGGAAACATCGGCCAAAGCCGCCGCCGCAGGCAACGCCACTACCACGGACAGCGTCAACCTGCTATCCGCGGTCATGAAAGGCTACAACGATGTAAGCGCAGAGTCCGCCCAGAAGGTGGCGGACCTCTCGTTTGCAACGGTACGCCTGGGCCAGACCAGTTTTAGCGAATTGGCGTCCAGCATCGGCAAAGTTGTCCCGCTATCTTCCGCGCTGGGTATCCAGCAAGAGGAATTGTACGGCGTATTTGCCACACTGACCGGCGTCACCGGCAGCACGGCAGAGGTCGCCACTCAGTACAAGGCGGTTTTGTCTGGACTAATGACACCCTCCAAGAGCATGAGCGCCTCCCTGAAAAAGCTGGGCTTCTCCACGGCAGATGCAGCCATCAAGAGCCTGGGCTTCCAGGGAACGCTGGAAGCATTGAAGGGCACCGTCCACGGCGACGAACAGGCCATGGCAAAGCTGTTCAGTTCCACCGAAGCACAGACCGCCGTGCTGGCCATGTGCGGCGCTCAGTCCGAGAACCTAACCAACAAGACCGCCGAAATGTACACGGCGACCGGCGCAGCAAATGCGGCGTTTGAGAAGCAAACCGACACGCTGGGTTATGACATTCAGATGATAAAAAATCTGGGCGCCAACTTCCTGACGGAAATTGGAACCAAAATCATTCCGTATGTGAAGGACCTGGCCGACGCTGTTCTTCCCCGTGTACAATCCGGGCTGGAAGCCGCCGGAAGCTATACGACCGGAACCATCATTCCGGCAGCGCAGCAGGCGGCCCAATGGGTCAGCGAACACCGCGTTCTTTTGGTGGCGCTGGCTGCCGGTATCACGGCAGCCGTTGTCGCCTATAAAGTGGCTACAACCGCAATGACCGCCTATAATGCCGTAATGGCTATTTATAAGGTAGTCTGCGCAGCCAGTGCAACGGGAACCTTCACGCTGGCCGGAGCTGTGACCGCGCTGAACCTTCCCATGTTGGCAATCGTGGCCGCTATCGGCCTGGTGGTGGCCGCAGGCGTCCTCATGTATAACAACTGGGACCTGGTAAAAGAAAAGGCCAGCGAGTTCGGAACCGGCGTCGTATCCATTTTTAAGGGTATGGCAAACGGGGTCATTGGTTTTATCAATGGTATCATCGGCGGCGTAAATTCGATGATTACCGCAATCAACGGAATTTCGCTCACCATTCCGAACTGGGTTCCCGGCGTTGGCGGAAGCAAAATCGGCTTCAACTTGGCAACCGTCCCAACCATCCCGGCGCTGGCCGCTGGCGGTATCGCAACCGCCCCTACAACGGCGCTGATCGGCGAAGGCGCAGAGCCAGAAGCGGTCCTGCCGCTTTCCAAGTTGGCCGATATGATTAAAGGCTATCTCGCCATCAACCAAAACGGCCAGCAGAACAGTGGCACCGGAACCAGCGGCGAAGTTATCCATTTCTCCCCTGTGTTCCATTTTGCCGGAGGCGCAAACTCCCAGGAAGTCCGGCAGGCCGTAAAAATGTCGTTTGAAGAGTTCAAGCGCTACTATCGGCAGCTCAAAGCGGAAGAAAGCCGCAAGGGCTTTGCTCCCGCGAAGTAACCGGAGGCCCAAAGAATGAGCGAAACGACCACACAAGCAGATCTGACCTACACCACCAAGCAGGGTGACATGTGGGACATGATTGCATATAAGGTATACGGCTCGGAGGGATACACCTCGTTTTTGATGCAGGCGAATCTCCCCCTGCTGGATATTTTTATTTTTAATGCCGGAACCATTGTAAACACCCCGGCGCTTCCCGAAAAGCCCGTTGTTACAACGGCCCCGGCCTGGAGGACTTCATGAGCGCGAGAACCGCAACCGTTAATATTTTTGTCGATGGGAAAACCATGGACAAGGAGCAGCGCAGCACGGTCACGAGCGTTACATACACGGACCCCGCAAGCGGCCAGGCCGACAGCTTGGACATTGCGGTGTCCGGCGGCGGAAACAAATGGATCACAGACTGGTATCCCGGAGAGGGTAAAGTGGTTTCAGCCACCATTGTTCTTTCAGACTGGGAACAGGAAGGCGCGCAGGACATCACGCTTGACTGCGGGCAATTCATTCTGGACGAACCGAAGTTCTCCGGGTGGCCGGTATCCGGCACCCTCTCGGCGGTATCCACCCCTGCAAACAAGGGGTTCAGCAAAACCGAAAGAACCAAGACCTGGGAAAATGTCACGCTGAAAGAAATTGGAAAGAATATTGCAGATCGGGCAGGCATTACGCTGGCCTGGGACGTTTTCGGCAGTAGTTTTTCTATTTCCAGCGTGGAGCAATCCAAAAAAGCTGACTGCGAATTTTTTACAGAATTGTGCAACAGCTATGGATTGCAGGTCAAGGTTTATTCCCACAAGCTCGTGGTCTATGACCGCGAGGCATACAAGAAGAAGGCCGTTGTTGATACCGTAGACGCCTCAGAATTTGACAGCTGGGAAGGCGGCCCGTCTATGTCAGAGGTCTACACAGGAGGGGAATACACCTATACCAACCCGCAAACCAGCAAGAAAATTGTGGCGAAGGTTGGCGGCGGTGATAAAATCCTGAAAAAGTCCGGCAAGGCCGACAGTGCAGCGGATGCAGAACGTAAAATCAAAGCCCTGGTGAGCAATGCAAACCATGGACACATCAAACTCAATTTTGAGATGATGGGCAACGCGAAGTGGATTTCTACGCAGTGCATCCAGATCACCGGCCTGGGCGTTTTGAGCGGGAAATACTACCTCGACAGCGTATCAAACAAAGTAGACGGGAGCGGCGGCAGCACGGTATCTGTCGAAGCCTCCCTGGTAGAGTAAAGGAGAGCAGCGAATGGACAGCAACGAAATTCGCGTCGGAAAAATCTCCTCGGTAGATTACCCAAGCGGAACCGTCCGCGTGGTCTACGAGGATCAGGACGACGCAGTTACACGCCCCATCCCGCTGCTCTCTTTTGAGTATTTGATGCCGGAAGTTGACGACATGGTTCTGGTTCTGCATCTTTCCAACGGTACAGAAGCAGGCGTTGTCATTGGGCGTCCCTGGTCAGATCAGCGAGTTCCGCCGGAGAACGGGCAAGGCTTATACCGGAAAGATTTCCACAACGAGGTCGGAAAGGCATTCTTGAGGTTCAACGAAAAGGACAACGAAACCATGACGCTGCACGTCAAAAATCTCGTAATTGAGGCAGAGAACGTCACAGCCAAAGCAGAAAAGGACATTGTCCTGGACGCAACCGGAAATGTGACCATCAAGGCCGCCGGGAAGATTTCCGCAGCCGCAGCCGGAGCATTTACCGCCAAGGGATCCTCCGCAACCATCGACGCCCCTGCAACTTCTGTCACTGGCAGCATGACCGTTGCGCAGGATGCAACCGCAAGCGGCATTTCCGTGGCGCATCATACCCACACCACACCGCACGGCACGTCCGGCCCGCCGCTATAAAGGAGCTTTTAAGTGATCGGAACATTTGGAACCTCTATCGTTTTTGAGGTGAGCGAGGACCGCCTCCTTGCATTTAAGAAACTGAGCCAGGAAGTAAAAGGACGTTGGGCGTCCCATGAAACCCTTGGAGCAAAGCCAAAGAAAGAATTTCTGGGAGCCGACGCGCGAGAAGGTTCCCTGGAAATCTATTTGTCTGCCGGCCTTGGGGTTCGCCCGCGCACAACATTACAGACCCTGGAAAAGATGGTGGAGAGTGGCGCCACTGAATACCTCATCATTGGAGACATGCCGTTGAGTGAAAACAAGTACGCCATCACAGCCGTTTCGGAAGCCTGGGACAAAGTTTATAATGACGGCTCACTTGTAAAAGCCACGGTGTCAATTACATTGGAGGAATACCCGACATGAGTTCCCTTCTCGACCTGGCAAATAGTGAATTTGAGTATGAGGGTCAAGCCTCATACGACCGGAAGCAGAACCTTCTCCAACAGCTGCGCCTCCTGACGTCAACCAGAAAAGGGAGCGTTCCGCTTGACCGGGATCTGGGCCTGGATTTCAGCTTTGTTGACCGGCCCATTGGTGTGGTCCGCAGCCTCTACGCTGCACAGATCACCGAAGCAATATCAAAATACATTCCGTCGCTGAAAATCGTAGAAATCAAGTGGAGCGGCGGCGCAGATGGTCACATTTATCCGAGGGTGGTGGTATCAGATGCCGGATAGTATCAAGAATATGCCGGACGTTTCCTTCATTGACGGCAAAACCGTTACCGACATTCGCGGTGAAATGGTGGAGGATTACGAAACCTATGTCACGAAAGCCACTGGCAGCAAGGTGAAACTGTCCAGAGTTTCCCGTGACAGAATGATTTTATACGCCTGCGCGAACGCTATTCACCAGGGCTTCCAGTATACCGACCGGGCCGGAAAAATGAATTTTCTCAAATGGTCCCATTCGGATTTTTTGGATCACCTGGGCAAATTCCGCCGCGTAACTCGAAACCCTGCCAGCGCAGCCACCACAACGCTGCGTTTTACGGTTTCGACCGTCCGAGCATCGGCGACACCCATTCCGCAGGGTACCCGTGCAGCCGCCCTAAATTCCATTTTCTTTGCCACTGATGAATATGCAGAGATACCAGCAAAAGCGTCCTATATTGACGTTCCGGCGACCTGCGTAGAGGTTGGCAGCGCCGGAAATAGCCTCGCCGCCGGTGAGGTTTCCGAAATCGTTGACCCGCTTCCCTACATCAAGAGCGTTGCCAATATTTCGGAAACAGAGGGCGGCGCAGACATCGAAAGTGATGAATCTTACCAGGAGCGTATCTGGCTGGCTCCTGAGTCCTATTCCACCGCAGGACCGGAAGGCGGTTATAAATACTGGGCTAAGACCTATTCAAGCGCTATCGGCGACGTTGTAGCGAACAGCGACCAGGCCGCCGGTGAGGTCGATATTGCCTTCCTGCTTTCCGATGGTTCCATTCCTGGCCCGGAAACCATTTCCGGCCTGCAGGAGTTCCTGAAAAATGACGGTATCCGCCCGCTGACGGATAAAGTCGTGGTATCTTCCCCGGCAGAAGTCAAGTATTCCATTTCTCTGACATACTACATCGACCGCAGCAACGCAACGACCGCGGTGTCCATCCAGTCGGCAGTTGATGTAGCAGTTCAAGAGTACATTCTCTGGCAGCGCAAAATTGGTCGAGATATTAACCCCTCCAAGCTGGTTTCTTTGATTATGGCCGCAGGAGCTAAGCGCGTAGACATTACCTCTCCGGCCTATACCAAAGTTGGGGATGCAGCAGTTGCCCTGCTGACCGGAACCGTTACGGTGAATTACGGAGGCCTGGAAGATGATTAAAATTCAAGACATTCAGCCTGCCGACATTCTCCCGGAAGGCCTGAGGGACGACGTAAGCGCCCTGGGCATTGCCTACGCGGTCTGCCGCCAGATTGAGAAATGGTGCGCGTTCAATGATGGGATCATGATTTATTACATGATTGCATCCCTGCCGGACGAAATTCTGGATCTCATGGCTGCCGAGTACCGCACCCCGGCATACAGCACGAAGTACAGCACCGACGTGAAAAGAACGCTGATTGCTGACACTATGTTGTATTTCATGAAGCTGGGAACACCTATGGCGGTGCGCCGGATCATCACCTCCATCTTCCAAAACGGAACCGTTTCGGAATGGTTCGAGTATGGCGGCGAACCGCACCATTTCCGCATCAACATCTCAAACCCCAATGTTGGGCCGAATGACTTGGATGAATTTGTGCGGCAGCTTCGGAGCGTAAAGCGCCTTTCTTCCTGGCTGGATAGTATTTCTAGTAAATTGGATATTGAGGCCGCCACCATCGGCGTCGGGCATTGGATGCACACCGGCGATTTTATCCGCCTAAACCCGATGATCGTCGAAGATGTAGCTCGTCAGATTACCGGCACCACATACACCGGAATTGCCCTGTCCACCATTGACCATGTGACCGTTCCGGCAGAATAGGAGGGATAAACAAAAATGTTCAACGCCCCGGTATTTACTACGGCAGGCAAAGCCCTGCTTACCCGGAATATTGCCGGTGAACAGATTAAGTTCACCACTATTCAGATGGGAAGCGGATACATTTCGGAGTCCATCGACGCAATGACGGCGCTTGTCAAGGTAGAAGCCACGGTTTCCGCCAGCGCTAAAAATGAAGATGGGCAGTATGTCAATGTTTCCGCAGCCTTTACGAACCAGGGCCTGGAAAACGGCTTCTATTGGCGCGAAATCGGCGTCTTTGCAGCAAATCCCAGCGCCCCGAATGACCGCTCGAAAGATATTCTCTATTGCTATCAAAACGCATACGACACTGCCGAGTTCATCCCACCCCCGTCGGCCGCAACGATTGAGAAGGGTATCTCTATTCCGATCATCGTCGGCGACACCTCCAAGGTTTCTGCCATGCTGGACAAGACCCTCATTCTGGCCACACAGAAGGACCTGGAAGATCACAACAACGATAAAGACGCCCACGGGCCGTTTTATGAAAAAATCCAGAAATGGGTCAAGGAACAGCTCAAGAACTTCACCGGAATGGTCAAGACCATCAACGGCGGCAAGCCGGATGCAAGTGGAAACATTGACCTGGATTTCATGCCCAAGAGCGGCGGCACATTCACCGGGCGGATCAATTTTTTCAGCGGCGCTTATTTCATTGACAGCACCAGCCAGAACGGCGGCAGCGCTACCCTGAGAAACCTGACCACAACCGGCACCATTTCCAGCGCCGGAAACATTCACTCTGGCGGAAACATCGACGCCACCGGATATGTCACCGGCGCCAAAACCTACCACGGCGTTTATAACGACTATGCAGAGCTTTTCCCCAGAGGCGAGGAAACCAGGCCGGGTGACATTATTGCCCTCGACCTGGACAGCCAGAAGGAACGCTATGTGAAGGCAACCCGCGCCTCCCGCAGAGTTGTGGGCGTCCACAGTGACGAATTTGCAACGCTGATCGGTGGCAGAACGCCGGAGGATGGAAGCGACCTTCTCGCTGCGAATGAAAAAGATTTCATTCCGGTATCACTGGCAGGCCGCGTGAGAACGTGGGTCATTGGCCCAGTACATACCGGCGACCTCATCATACCTTCCACGACCCCCGGCGTCGGGTGTACACCGCAAGCCTGCATTTCGCCGGCGCAAGCCCAGGTGGTCGGATATGCCGTCGAGGGTGACGACCGAACCGACCTGCGCCGCATTCGCGTTAGAATTGGAGGCTGACCAATGGCAAACCAAGGTGAATTTATCACGGCGGCTGAGTTTCTCAACCTGAAAGCAGCCCTTCAGACCGAAGTGCAGCGCCGCAGCAACAGCAAGTCCGTCGGATCAATGGCAGCTTATGCGGTCAGCACTTACCAGTACACAGAGCCGCCCAACAAGGATACTGTCGAATTCAAGTCGGAGCATATTGAGAAGATCACAAGGCCCCTGGACGCCATCACTGGCGGAAACCTGACCCCGGAAGCTGGCGGATATGTAGACGCTGACACTTTGGACGCCGCAGCGCTGAAGGTTTCAGAATTGAGTGGCAAAAGCCTCACAGCTGGCAACCAGCGCGAAACCGGATGTGCCGCAAGCTGCTCCGGCCTTTGCTACACCGGCTGTTATTCGGCCTGTACCGGATGCACCGGAACGTGCCAGGGAACGTGCCAAGGAAGCTGCTCAACGACCTGCACCGGCGGGTGCAACAACCAATGCACAAGCTGCGGCGGCAGTTGCTCCAACAACTGCACCAACGGTTGCTCCGGCGGATGCAAAAACACCTGTTCCGGTGGATGCAGCGGCGGGTGCTATACCCAGTGCGACAGCTGCGGCGGCAGCTGCTCGAATGATTGCAGCGGCAGCTGCTCCGGCGATTGTACCGACGACTGCGAAGCCTGCAAGCGCAGCTGCCAGGCAGGCTGTTCCCAGGACGGCTGCACCGGCACCTGTTCCGTTCAGTGCGGCGACGAAGCCGCCTGCCACGGCACCTGTTCCGGCGGATGCAGCAGCAGTTGTTCCGGTATTTGCAAGAGCGGAAATTGGTGGTAAAGGAGGTGACGAAAATGCCTGTTGCAAACATTGCCCCCGCCAGCGCCCCGGAATTTCAGTCCTACGACCGGCACGAATGCCTTTATAAGTTCCTCATGATGAAGCCTTTTAGTGCTGCAGATTTCACAAAGGAAATGAAGCTGTTCCCCAAAGATGGGCGCTTTTTCAATTCCCTTTGCTACATGGGAGTTTATAAAAACACCGGAATTACTGATTTTCCTGCATGGCTTGCAGAATGCACGGCTGCGGTTAAAAGCATTGCTTCGGCCTGCGGGCGTATCCTCCGGAGCGACGCGGAACGGGATTTATACGCCTGGGGCCTGGCAGTGCATACCTTCGTTTTTGACGATACGCACTCCCAGTTGCCCATTGATGAAGAACTTCTGTTCAGAATTTTTGATATTCCGCCCAACACGGAAGAAGCCCTCTGGGCATTGTATCAGATCGGCGCAGCAGCCCTGGACAAGATGGAGTATACCCCGCGAGAGGGCCGAAACCTTGCCCTGTTCACCCGCCTGCTGATGGAAACCCTCCGAATCAAAGATGATTTCGAGGCGCTCAGAACGGTTCACTATGATACCGAGAAGGGAATTATCAATTATGGCTGAAAGTACATTTCGACTGGACGAAAAGGAAAGCCTGACGCTTGAACGCCTTAGTTACATTTACGAAAGCAACAAGGCCGTTGCAACAATCCTGGCCCGCGAACTGGCAAGCGCCGAGAACCCGGACGCAAAAGAAATGCTGCGCGAGGTATGCAACGCCTGCCGTGCATCCTTCCTGGAATTGCGCGTGGCACAGGACATGGTTCTCAGTCCCCGGATTGATGATTTCTATTCTAAGCGGGTAGAATTTGCCCTCGATCCCAGAACGCGGGAGGTGTGGTGCAAATGGTAACGCGGAGCGAAGATTATTCCAACTTTGTCCACCGACTTTTTAACAACGGCACCCTCGGCCTGGAAGCCTGCCGGAATATTACTTTTCAGGTGACTGGCGACTGCAATTTGCGCTGTTCGTATTGCTATGAACACCACAAGAGCTGCGGCGCCATGAGCCTGGAAACCGGGAAGCGGATCGTCGATTACATCATCGACCTTTACGAGGACGGCACCGGCGACTTCATCAACAAGAACACCCAGGGCGTCGTTTTGGATTTCATCGGCGGTGAGCCTCTTTTGGAGGCGGAGCTGATCGAGAGGATCACAGACTATTGGTTCGAGCAATGCTGGAAGCGCAAGTGCCCGCTTTGGACAAGAGCGCGGGTCAGTTTCGCCACCAACGGTCAGTTATGGTTCAGTGATGCAGCGCAGCATCTTTTCCATAAGTATCATGAGATTATGAGCGTCACCGTTTCCATTGACGGCGTCCAGGAGCTTCACGACAAGTTCCGGGTAGACAAGAACGGTGTCGGCAGCTTTGAAAAGGCCTGGGCCGCATTCCAGGACGGGAAGAAATATGGCTGGTATAACTGCAAAATGACCTTTGTTGGAACCAGCTTCAAATTTATTTTTCCCAGTGTAAAACAGATGATTTCCGAGGGATGCAAGGAAATCCATTGTAATTACGCCTTTGAGCCGGTTTATACTGAACAGGAAGCCCAGACCCTTTACACTGAGTTGCAGCGGCTGTCTGATTACCTTATTTCGGATGCACCCGACGTTTGGGTTGGTATCCTCGACCCGAACATTGGACAACCCTCCCACGACGACAAGAACTGGTGCGGCGGCACCGGCGAAATGTTGAGCTTTGCCCCGGACGGCAAAGCGTACCCGTGCGTCAGATATGCCCCAATATCCGTGGGCGCCGCCCTGGCAGAGCCTATGTGCCTGGGCGATTGTTACACGGGCCTCTATACCACCGAGAAGCAGCAGGAAACCAAGGCCATGCTGGACGCCATCACGCGAACCAGCCAAAGCCCGGAAAAATGTCTGAGCTGCCCGGTGGCCACCGGCTGCGGATGGTGCAGCGGCTACAACTACGAGAGCTGCGGAACCCCCAACTGCCGGAATACGAACATTTGCCTCGCGCACAAAGCCCGCTGTCTTGCGGTTTGCTATTACGTCAATAAGCGCTCCCTGATCATCGGCGACACCAAACCGAAAAAGATTTATCTGCCCCGCGAGGAAGCGGTGCAGCTGATCGGAGAAGATGCAACCGCAGCGCTTTGGGCTTTGGCAGAGAAAGCCAAGAACAATGTGGAGGTGAAAATCTAATGGCAGCATTATTCAAGCCCGGCGTCCTGACTACCGACGGCAAGGCGCTGCTGGCAAAATGGCAGGCTGGAGGAACGGCGCCGCAGATCACTCACGCGGCGATTGGTTCCGGCAGCTACACCAAGACCGAAGACGCCTCAACCAGAACGTCCCTCAAAGCGGAAAAGCTCCGCGTGGGTATCAGTTCCGCGACCGCAGACGGCGACACCCTGAACCTTCGTTTTGTGTTCAGCAATGACAACGTAACCACCGGCTTTTCCGTAACCGAGGTTGGCGTCTTTGCAAAGGACCCGGACAAGGGCGAGGTTCTTTACAGTATTTCGGTCAGTGCAGACGAGAGCGTGGCGGATTTCTTCCCCGCGTACAGCGGCAACCACAGTGTCAGTTCCATTTTTGACTACTACATCAAAATGTCCAACGCCGAGAATGTAACCATTCTGGGCGGCACCGGCGCTTTTGCCCTCGCAGATGATATGATCCAGACGCAGCGCCGGGTCAATGCCCTGGAAGCCTGCGGGCTTGTCGTCGTAGACGGTAAGCTCTGCGTGAAGTATACCAAACCCACAACCTGAAAGGAGTAAAAGCTCATGGCAAATTCGGAAATCACCTCCCCGGTTTATACGGACGAAACCGCTCAGGAGAACGGCAAAAAGCTGGATACCATTGCAATTCTGCTTGGTAACATTGCAGCGTCCCAGCGGGCCATTGCAAACGCACAGCCGGAAGTCAGCATGGACGTTGACCTGAACACCGTCCGCCAGATCGTCGCCAGCGGCGCAGCCCCGAAAATCTACCCGCTCGGCACCCAGCTGGTCAACACCTACACCGACAAGGACGGCAAGACGTACAGCTGCCCCTGGGACGTCGTCCAGCCGGACGACACCGCAGAGGGCGAAACCGGCAGCACCGCCCCGGCCCTTACCATGCAGATGCACTACGCAACCCTGTATGATATTCCCTTCTCGGAGAATCAGGCGTTCTATATCGTCCCGGAGGCTGGCCTGCCCGCTGGCACCTACCATGTGACCTTCGGCTTCAACTGGGGCACGAACGTCAAGACCGGCACCACATGGCAGTTCACCACGAGCAAGGCGCTGGCGGCAGGGACCATGCTCTGCGGCTTCTACAGTGCCCCGGATGTGGCCATCACTTCCTGCAAGGTGTACGCCTACAAGGATCAGTACAAGAGCGAGCTTCTCGACACCTGTACCGTTTCTTCCGGCGACGAGGGCACCGACCTCGGCACCTTCATGCAGAAGGAAAACGGCGACCTGAACAGCCTTCAGAGCGTCGCCTATGGCGACAACCGCTGGTGGAAATCTGTATACCGCCAGTGGCTGAACAGCGACCAGCCTGCCACGAAGTGGTGGACCCCGCAGGACAAGTGGGACATGATGCCCGATTGCGCAAAGACCATTCCGGGCTTCCTGGCGGGCTTCTCGGAGGCCTTTAAGAACGCCCTGACCCGCACCAAGGTTGTGACCTATGGCAATACGGTGACGGACGACGGCTCGGCGGTGATCACCTACGACAAGGTGTTCCTTCCGTCGCTGGAAGAAATCTATTGCAATCCTCAGGTCAAGGGCGAGGGCGCATACTGGCCCTATTGGAAAGAGGCCACTGGTGCCACAGCGCCGCAGGCGCTGTGGCAGACCTACCCGCTGCGCATCACCCGCGATCTGGCGCAGCCGACCGTGGGCCGGGGTGTCCGCTTGCGCTCTGCGTATAGAGGCAACGCGAACTACGTGTTCTACGTGACCTCTGATGGCTACGTGAACCCCTGGAACGCCACGAACACGCTTCGGTCTGCCCCGGCTTGCAAAATCACCACACTGGGCCAGTAATCGCCGGACAATACCTTGTCCGGCGGGAAAGCGAGTAACCTTCAATGGCAATGCGAAAAGACCAAATTGCTGATAACAAATTCACCCTTCCCAACGACGCCCGCGACCTGGCACTTTATGTGCGGCAGATCACGCAGAACGTGAAGGTCTTTGATCCAGCGATTGACGCCAACCTCCCAGCGCAGCTGCGGGCAACAGCGGATCAAATCTATTTTGATATTTTTGAAGCCAACGGCGTGCGGGTGGACAGCGCAGAAACCAAGAAGGAACGCCTCGCCCTTCAGAAAAGAGCAATCCGGCTTTGCACCCGAATGCTGGCCTTAATGGATATGGCCCGTTGCTGTTTCCATCTTTCTGGCAAGCGGTGCGTTTTCTGGGGAAGGAACGTGCGTGACATCCGGCAGCGCTGCCGGGACTGGCACGAAAGTGATTCAAAACGCTACAAGGCGTTTTGATATAAATGGCTGTAGGCTATTGGGCCGGAATGTCCGCTTGCGCTCTGCGAATAGAGGCAACGCGAACAACGTGTTCAACGTGAACTCTGATGGCAACGTGAACAACTGGAACGCCACGAACACGCTTCGGTCTGCCCCGGATTGGACGGCAGCAAGCCCACAAAGGCTCTTGCGTAACAAGGGTTGGGCACAAAACCGCCGTGCAAGGAGCCGAGTGCCATGTCTGCCCATTTCGGACAGATGAACAATATTCGCCGGACGCAGCTGCCCCACGGGGTCGTCTGCTATCACCCGGCGAAGCCTTGCAGGAGACTAAAGTGCAAGATGAAGAAATAATTGGGTTTGATGCCCTATATACCTCCATGAACCTGTGCGCAAAAAACGTCCGCCGAAAGGCAAATGTTGGACGGTTCTTGATGTATGGCATGGACGAAATTCTCAAGCTCCAAGAGGATCTCGAAAACGGTACATATAAGGCCCGCCCGACATCGACTGTAAAAATCACATACCCGAAACCACGAACAGCCGTCGCAACGAGCTTCCGTGACCGGGTATACCAGCGCTCTCTAAACGATAATTCAGTTTATCCCAGAATGACTGCCAGCTTCGTCCGGCATAATGCCGCTTGCCAGAAAGGCAAAGGAACCGACTGGGCGCGTGAACAAGTAAAGTTCTTCCTGGAAAGGGAGTTTCGACAGCACGGCCCGGACGGCTGCGCCCTCCTGATCGATGTTCACGGGTACTATGCTTCCATTCGACACGAAACCACAAACCAGCGGTTTGAACGGAAGCTGCCACCCAGCCATTACAAGCGGGTACGGGATGTTCTGGATCACCAGTATTCAGGTGAAACCGGGTATAACCCGGGAAGCCAGATGGTCCAGCTGGCCGGGATTTCAGTTCCTGACCCCATCGACCATTACATAAAAGAACGCCTACGGGCAGACAAGTATCTTCGTTTTATGGATGATAGCATCATAATCCACCACAGCAAAGAGCAGTTGGAGGAATGGCGCGAGGCCATCCGGCAGCAATACGCCGCCATTGGTCTGGAACTTCATCCAAGGAAAACGCGTATCGTTCGCCTGCAGGACGGCTTCCGGTATATGGGCTTCATTTATCGGCTGACACCGCAGGGTAAAGTCATAATGACGGTGGACCCCAAAAACGTAAAATCAGAGCGCAAGCGCCTATTTCGGCTGGCGCAGCTCGTCAAGGCGGGCAAGAAACCGAAATCTGCTCTATATGAGCAGTACCGCTCCTGGAAAGCCCATGCAGCAAAAGGCAATTCCGACACATTGCTGGCTCGCATGGATGAATACGTCAAAATGCTATTGGAGGGTATCCCATGAAAATTGTGTACAGTTCGAGCGGCGTCCAGCAGGGCCGCGAAACCGAAAACCGTGACGCTGCCATTGCAAACGCTGCGTCCATGATCGACTATCTGTGCATTTTGGAGGGCGTCCCGACCGAGGACGACACCACCGCAGCCACCGAGGGAGGTCTGTACAATGAGTGAGAAGAAGCACAGCCCCGCATTTAACACCGCCGTCAAGGAGTACAACGCAGGCCGTTGGAGCAAAGCCATGCTGAAGATACTGGTGGAGCGTAAGCCGCAGCGTCTGACCGAAGATGAATACCAGGAGATTACCGGCGAACCGTACTCCGCATAACGGCTTGGGGGACAGATGGAGCTGCAACTTATCGAATTTCTGATAGACACCGTCGAAGCCCTTCTTCACATCGTAAGACAGCAGAACAGCCAGCTTTCACAACTCGGAGCTGTGGCCGCAGAGGAACAACTCCAAGACATTGAAGCCGCCTTTTCCGCCGTTCTGAAAAATGACAGCGGGAAGGAGGTGGACACGGAAAATGTGGATTGATGTGGATACCATCATCAAGGCCGCCGCCTTTGTAACAGCGCTCGGCGTTCTGGGCGGCGTGGCCGTATCGCTTTACAAAGCATCCGACCGGGACAGAAAGCAAAGCGAGATCATCAAAGAAATGATGGCTGAGCAGTCCTTGATTTGCTATGGTCTGCGAGGCGCCCTCCAGGGCCTCATTGAACAGGGATGCAATGGTCCCTGCAAAGACGCCCTGGAGAAGCTCAACAAGCATCTGAACCAGGAAGCACACCACAACGATTTATAACAGGAGGCAAGAACCATGGAAATTTCCGAAATCGCAACCGCAATTCTTCCCAGCGTTATGGAGATCATCGGAACCATCATTATGCTGGTGGCCGCAAAGGTCGGTATCCCCTGGCTGCGTGAACAGCGTATTTTCTCGCTGATCAAGAAGCTGGTCAAGGCAGCAGAGAAAGCCGCAGAAGCTGGCAAGATTCCCAAGACCGACAAACACGCCCTGGTCGTAAAGCTCCTTGCGGCGAAGGGTATCGAGATCACGCCGTTCTGGGACGCCTTCATTGATGCAGCTATCAAGGAAATGGACCAGGTCGGCGACGCCATGGCCGACGAGATCACCAAAGAATAATACATCCCGGACCCCGCCGGGAGGAAGGAAGGCAAAATGATTTCTCCCTATAAAGGCACTTTCCGCGTTTCCCAGGCATTCGACCACCTCCGCGCCAACGGCACCCTGCACCAGGGCTTCGACTTGGTGGGCATTTCCAGCAAGCAGCTCCATTCTACGGTCTACGGCCAGGTGATCCGGGCAGGCTGGGAGAATTCCAAGAATCACAAGCAGGGCTTCGGCCTGCGGGTCGTTCTTCGGATTGCACATACCAACTACTTCATGTACTACGGCCATCTTTCCCGGATCAACGTGGTCGCAGGTCAGAAGGTAAAACCCGGAACCCTGATCGGCACCGAAGGCAGCACCGGCCACAGCACTGGCAGCCACCTTCACTGGGAAATCAGAGAGTGCGACGTGCGGACCGGATACCAGAAAATGCCTGAGTATTCCGGCATTCCCAACGTGGCAGGCAAAACCGCCTATACTTCCGGTTGGGGAGCCGACCTGTTGGGCGACGCCCTTCTGAAAGAAGGATGCCCGCACACCTTCCCTGCTTGTGCATGGATCAGCACCCTGCAAGCGCACCTTCAGTCCCTGGCCTACGACACCGGCACGGCTGACGGCATTTTTGGTTCCAAGACCACCGCCGCCGTGAAGATGTTTCAAAAGTATATGGGCCTGGACGCCGACGGGAAGGTTGGACCTAAGACCAAAGAAAAGGTCTTCTATATCGAGTAAACAAGAGGCCCGGAGCCATACCAAAATGGAGGTTCCGGGCCTCTTTCCACTTCATCACCACAGCCCCGTGTGATGGCACAGGAGCGCGTTTCTTTGCATTTCGGGAAAGTTATCCGCTCAAAGAGTGAAACGCCGTGTGCGGAAAGTTTTTTCCAGTGGAAAAAAGACAGCGTAAAGAAAAAGTCCCGGAGGCGTTACCCTCCGGGACCTAATCCAGACCGTCAGCCTTTGCATTTGTACCCCGCCCGCCGGAGGAACGCCTCCGCCTGGTGCAGTTCAGTGAACGTCCGGGAGTTATGCTTCTGCCGATCCCGACCCATGATGTGCTGGCCACTCAGAGCCTTCACCACGAACTGCTCCCGGCCATTCTTCATAACCCGGTTGAAGTAGACAGCCTCGCCCTTTGCGTTTACCATTTTCATATATTTCACCTCCATTACAGCCTTCTGAGATTTGCGTATTTCAGAAAAAGACTTTGAACGTACGCCCTGTGCATGGTTGAATGGAACCATTCTTCTGCGTTTCGCCCAGAGCGGATAGGCGGCACCCAATGTGCCATGCGGACGACCGAAGGGTCGTACTCCTCCGGGCAGCATTTTATCGTGGCTGCCAGCACTCGTATTACCCGTGCAACGCCGTACTTCATCACCATCTCGTCGGCGTTAAAACGGTCCATTTCCCCGGCGAGCGCACGCAGCTTGTCCCGTTCTGCAAACCACTCCGCCCTGTTCTCAGCGGGGATGGTAGCCAGCTGTTTCATAAGTTCCTTGTCAAACATCCTTCAGCCCTCCTTATTCTTTGACCTCGCACACGTCGGACACTTCGAAGACATCCAGACCGTGCCCGGTCTCGTCGATCAACCGCTGCACTGCCACGTTCCGGGCATCCACCGGGTCCTCGGCAAGAACCTCGTAGCAGTCCCAGTACTTATTAACCGTGTTGTAGACATACACATTATAACGCTTCATGATTTTCATTTTCATGTCCTCCATTTGTTTTTCCTTCCGGTGTCTGTGTCTTACCACATAAACGCAGTAAACTCCACTGGCAAACAGTCCAAAGAATAGGCGCCGCTCCTGGCGATTTTTGCCGACCGGAGCGGCGCCTGCGGGTCAGATTTCCAGGCCCGCATTTTGCAGTGTGGCAGCGATTGCGTTATAGGTACGCTTCCCGGCGGTGTAATACCATTTGCACTTGTACTCGATGCCACCCTCAAAGAATTTTGCACGGCAGAGATTCTGGGTCAGATTCACGAACACTTCCACGCGGTAAGAATATTCGTGGCGGCCAGACCATACGCTCTCAATTACCTTCGTAAAATCACGGGACAGGACCACGCCCTCGAAACCAGCCTGCCGGGGCAGCTCCACTGCTTCCGGCTTGGTATCATCATGGAACCCATGGGCAAGCAGCTCAGCGACAAAATCAAACTTTTTCATATTGAAATCCTCCATTCGGTAACGTCTTTCGTTGGCTGTGTCTTACCACACACGCGCAGTAAACACAATCGGTAAAACGTCCAAACATTACCGCGTTTGTATGGTAAACTTTGCTCTTCCATTTTTACCGCGTCCGCAGTATACTGTATAAAAAGGAGGGCTGCACCATGAGAGAAACGCATACAGGAAACCCCATCGACGAGCGCTGCAAGGCCGCAGGGATAAGCCGCCGGGAGCTTTGCCGCCGGGCGGGCCTAAGCTATCGCACCGTGGAGAGTTGGTGCGCAGGGCATAGGAAAAGCCCGGACGTTTACCAGCTCTGGCGGGTGGCAAAGGTGCTGGGATGCCAAATTGAAGATCTGCTGGACCCGGAACGGATTGCAGACGACACCTCAGAAAGCGAATAAAACATTCACACCCGCCTCATTTGGGGCGGGTGTGAATGTCCCGAAAAATATAACAAACGCAACCCTCAAGCCATGTGGAGGTTGTGAGTTGTTATACCAGAACGATGTAACAAACGCAACCCTCAAGCCATTGCGAATGCGTCATTGCACTTTCCAAGGGCGAGATCGACTCCAAAAAAGTCCGTGTAGAGTTCTCTTTGGAGGGCATGGACACCTCCGGATTGCAGAAAGGTGCGACCTATCCCGAAATCAAGGCCCGTGTGTTGGAACAGACCGGGCTGAAAATATCTTCCCTGTATATCTCGCAGGTCAAGCAGAAATGTGGTCTGGAGGTACGGGAAAACCACCATAAGGCCAAGTCCGAAAATACGAAGCAGCCCCATTGCCCGCCGGAAAAGGAAGCGGCGATAAGGGATGCGCTGAAATATTTTAAGATGATATAATTTTTAGAGCTTTGACAACTGATAAAGCAGCTCCTGATTTTGAAGTCGGAAGCTGCTTTTTTGAGTAGAAAGGACAAAGATGACAGAAGCCGAGGTATTTGCATCTTGTTTAGCACTCTCGCATTGCCACTTCTTGGATACGCCATATGAAGGTGACCCTTTTTCTGATGAGCTTAACAGTGGTGCATCAAACGTGTGTCATTACTGTACTATTGACACGCTTTTATCCATAATTGAAAACCAATGCCTCCGTTTTACTGATATGAGATTTTTGAATGACTCTACTGAATTTCTTGAAGTCATTCCTATGATAGAGCATGTGCTTACCAATGGCAATTACTCTTCCTCATTCAAACAGTTCTTTTTACAGTCATCTATAATAGAAGATTTAAAAAGTTATCGTCAATCATATTCTGCCATATCTAATATTGATCAAACATACAAAGATATGCCTTACCGCACTTATACCTGCTCACTTTCCAAAAACTGTGATTCTCTTAATATGTGGAACTATTATGCAGCTTCATCGGCAGGTGTCAATATTGGTTTTGACTTTGCATGGAATATGTTTGAGGGTAGCAACTCATACAAAACCAACACAGGAAAAAGATTATCAGGCGATGTTTGGCTTTCCCGTGGATTGGTAATTTATAATAATTTCGACAAAGAAAAGTGCGTCATCAAATTTTTAGATCATCTATTCAATGTTTATTCCAACCTTCTTCAGTTAAATTTACTAGACAAGTATCGTGCTTTACTGGTTCAAGCTTTCAAAGAGCCAATCAACAATATGCGCTGCTTTTTCAAAAATAGCCACTTTGACGGGGAACAAGAATACCGTATTGTTCTAAAAATTCCAGAAGAAACTTTACGTTCTCGAAAATCCAATCCGAATATCGTCAATGTATCTTTCTTCCGTCGCGGAAAAGTTTTGGTTCCCTATGTCGATTATAAATTCAAAAAGTCCTCTATTAGTCAAATTGTCATGAATCCTTATAATTGTGAAGACAGCTCTATGATGGAACTTGGTATTCAAGAGCTTCTGACCATGAACGGCCTAGACAATGTAAAAATCTACCACTCCAATATTCCTTTGAGAAGATACGACTAATCTATTTTCGCTATTCGATTTCGAAGCCAAGAATTGTATTTTTACAGTTCTTGGCTTTTTTCATACATACAGTCTGCCATTGTGCAGGCTTTTATTTTGCCACAAGGAGGTGTTAGATTGATGATCCACCAATCACATGGCAGAAATGCCGCAAACCAAAGGAGTAACATTTGGCTAATATCTATGGTTATATTCGTGTCAGCACCCGTGACCAGAACGAGGATCGGCAGTTGATTGCACTGTGCGAACTGAATATTCCGGAGAAAAACATCTTCATGGATAAGCAATCCGGCAAGGACTTCAACCGCCCACAGTACAAGCGGCTGGTACGGAAACTGAAGAAAGACGATCTGCTCTATATCAAAAGCATCGACCGTCTTGGACGCAACTATGCGGAAATTTTAGAACAGTGGCGATTGCTCACCCAAACAAAAGGTATCGACATCGTAGTGCTGGATATGCCGTTGCTGGACACCCGCCGTGGCAAAGACCTGATGGGCACTTTTCTGAGCGATATCGTTCTGCAGGTGCTTTCCTTTGTTGCCGAAAACGAGCGCACCAACATCCGGCAGCGGCAGGCAGAGGGAATCGCAGCAGCCAAAGCGCGCGGCGTGAAATTCGGCAGGCCGCCTCGCCCCTTGCCGGATAACTTTTATGAAGTTCACAAGGCATGGCGTGCCAAACGGTTGAGCTTAAAGCAAGCCGCACAAGCCTGTGATCTCCCTGTTGGAACCTTTTACAGCAAGGCTTTGAAATTCGAAAATACCACTTAATAAAAGACCCTGAGAATTCGGAAAAGCGTACTTTTTCAAATTGGATAGAATACATAGAGCATTTTGTGGAAGATGAATGGGATTTGCCTGAACTCCTGCCAGAAATTGTTGCGTTTGCTGGGGTTT